GCCAGACTTGTGACAGTCTTCATTGTAATCAGAACCCTATAGTAATATCTCTAGAGCTCTGATTACGTCTACCTCATGTTTAAGTATATCCAGCAATTTGAAGTTGGTCTCTCCTATAGCATGTATAGGGATACCAAAAGCTTTGGCCATCATTAACTTGGTATGAGGTATATCACTACGGTATAAACCATACAGACTTGCTTTTAATCTATTAAGTACATCGGGCTTAACTTTCGTTATTTCTACCCCGAATGTCCTACTAATAGACAAGCTGTGTATTGCTTCTACCGCTTTTTTATATATCTTATGTTTGTACACTGCGTCTACAACTACCTTACAAACCTGTGTAGCATAGTCCCATGCTCCTGGCATAGGTGTATCTAGATCCTGTTTCTGTTTGTCAGATATATCATGTCTAGAATACTCTTTCTGTTTGATTTCATGTTGCAGACTCTCAGTTGTGATGTCTAAAGACAGACCGCCCATAGATACATGAGTCCGTTCTATAATATCTAAATCTTCCAAACTGACATTCCATTTATGACATAGATATTCATATTGCACCTTTTTTATATCAGCGGCTACATCATTCAGCATACCCCTTTGTTGTGCTTCAGCTATACGTGTTACGATCGCTTGTTGCAATGGTAACACTTTGTTGGGTACTGCCATTTCTGTTGGACCGTGTACTAAGGTAGCTATGGCTCTACTCAAGTACTGTCCACCGCAGCCATCATAATGATCAACTCTTAAAAATTCCGCAATAGAACCTAGGAAGCATTTAGACATTTGAAATCTAACATTATGTAACTCAGCACCTGCTACCAGAGCCTGTACCTGTTGTAAACTATCAACAGCCGCTAAAACATCGTCACCATTATGAGTTGCTACTAAGTCCCTGCCTTTAGTTAATAACCTTATATATATGTAGTTAAGTACCGTGTTCATAAATGTTGTCAGTCTCCAGCCTGATAGTAACGTACCCGTCGTTCTGTAAAAACTATCTTGTCCTTGTTCTTTAATAAAACATGCATCCAGTGAGTGTAGTATCCATGGAAATACTTTCCGCTGTTCAACAGACATCTTTTTACCGAAAACCGCGAAATATGCTTTCAAGACTTCCCGCATACTTGTCACTGAGTGTTGGGAATTAAAGTCTTCGAAGTCAAAGCAATAAGGCACACCATTACGCATTATCTCACGTACGGTATTTTTGACGTTATTTTCTTCAGCACCAGGCCCTATAGGAAATAGTTGTGACAATACGCGCTCACAGTCACCAAATACAAACCCAGTGAGTATAAAATTCGTCGCGTCTACACCGTAGATGGCCCGCATCTTAGTCCACTCGCACTTAACAGAAGGCCAAGCTCTTATCTCTGGTGGTCGTGATAACAAATCATCTAACTTTGGTTTGGGCATTGCGTTAAGACTAAAAAACTTATGTCTATTTAGACTGTCTTTGGCCACATACTTAAGATCCTCTTCGTATTGAGAGTGGTAAGCGCCAGTCGGTGCCCATTGCCATCGCTTATTGATATATGACGACCATTTGAGGTTGTCTACTTGCCCACCCAAATTCTTAATCCGTGTAAACAAACTACCAGCTTCTTGGAAAATGGCTTCGGCATCAAAGGTAGCTAGATTAGGTCGTGTCCGGTTTTCTTTCTCATTATGCCAATCAACACTGCCTAAACCTCGATTAGCTAAGACTTCCATTTCAAAGAAAGGTTTAAGATCTAGTGGGACGAGTTCTGCAGCGCCTTGAGTCGTAGTGTAAACTTATTTTTTATTTTTTTAATAAAGTCATCAAGACTATCGAATTTCCACTGCCAGATACCAGAGCAAGATATGTACTGCCAAGCGGTGTCAGGAAGCGACTTTGCCCAAACTATGAGTCCTATGAACATCGATTCATGCATTCCTAGTGAGGCCAAATGCTCTAAACACGGGTACATAAACCTAGCTCTATGATCAAACCAGCTGACCCCAAGTTTTCTAAGCTCTTTGATAGTCAAGTGCCGCAAATGTAAAGAAGAAATTTTAGTGATAGGAGGTTCACTAGTACCGACAATCCATGAGTGTATC